CCAGCTTATGGAACACTTGACATTTTGGGGTGTTTTGCAGTACCATGAAAGTAGGAGAGCTCCTTTCTTTTGGTGTTTTACTTCTTCTTTTTTCCTTGTTTTCATGTTATCAAAAAGGAGCTCTCCTTTTAATATTTTTGGAAGAATTTCTTCCGCAATCTTAAAATTTCTTTCCATGACTTAATAGGGATCATAACATTTTAGGCGAGTTTACTTTCCGAATACAGGTTCTAATAAATTGATTTCTATAATTCAAGTTTAATTCCTGCTTCTATAAAAAAAATAAAAAGCGCCGGCCTAAAAACCGGCACTTATGGTTAAATGAAAAAATATAAACCTAGATAAATTTCCTAACGTATATAAATCTACCACTAAGCTCCCTTCCGGTTAAATCTCAATTTTGACATATTTAAGTTATATTGACCAACTTATCCTTGCAGCTCCTGCAGATATTCTTATCCTAAATGTCGCAGAATATACATCCGGGTTCATATTTCTTCAAAATAACCGTTTCCTCATCAACATAAATCTCCAGGAAATCCTTCGCATCAATATCCATATTTTCTCTTACTTCCTTTGGAATCACAATTCTTCCCAGCTCGTCGACCTTTCTCACTATCCCTGTAATTTTCATTATATTCCTCCCCCTCTCATTTATTTAATTAAAAGCACTAATATATTCTACCATTTAATTACTAAAAAACAAATTAATAATTTATAGTACGTTTGCAAAATGTTTTAATTTATTAGATAATAATACTGAGAAAATAAAATTTATGAACAACATAAAACTTAAAGGGTGATCAATTCGTGCGGAAAGCATTAATTATTGGTATAAATGAATATCCCTCAAACCCTTTAAACGGCTGTGTAAATGATGCTTTAAGAATATCTCATTTGTTAGAAAAAAATGAAGATGATAGTCCCAATTTCGATGTAAAGAAGATAACAAAACCGAAGAGAGAAAATTTAAATTCCACAATAGTCAAAAAATCTATAAAATTGTTATTTAATCGTGGCGAACCTGAAATCGCACTATTTTATTTTTCCGGACATGGTAAAGAGGATCAAGTTGAAGGCAATAAAATTTGCCTTCCAAATAGTCATACATCAGAAATTGAAGAAATTAGTATGCAAAATATATATAATTATGCTGCACAATCATCAGCAAGAGAAAAAATCATAATTTTAGACTGCTGTTATTCAGGTGGTTTCGGAAGACATCCAATATTAGGCAATCAAACAGTATTAGACCGTGGTATTTCCATCATGTCAGCTTCAAGGGAAGATGAACCATCCTATGAAGTTTCAGGCAAAGGAATATTTTCTTCATTATTTTGTGACGCTTTAGAAGGGGGGGCAGCAGATGTAATTGGTGAAATTAAATTAGTAAATGTTTATGCTTATATTGATGAAGCATTAGGAGCTTGGGACCAAAGGCCTATATTTAAAACAAATGTATCAAGGTTTACTAAAATAAGACAAACAAAGCCATATATCCAGAAAGATATTTTGAGAAAACTTACAGATTATTTTTCTGATCCGGAGGAACTTTTTGATCTTGACCCTTCCTTTGAACCTGATGCCACCCCCAGTGATGAAAAAAACGAAAAAATTTTTAAGCATTTGCAAAAGTATCGAGATTGTAGACTTTTGGAACCTGTTGGTGCTGATCATATGTATTTTGCGGCAATAAATAATGAAAAATGCCGGCTAACTCCTTTAGGAAAACAATATTGGAGGTTAGTCGATAAAAATAAAATTTAATTCAAGAGGAGGATTAATTACAATGGCTTATTATAATTTGTTTATAAGTCATTCATGGTCATATGAAGATTCTTATGAAGGCTTAATTGAACTGTTAGATGAAAAAGAATATTTCACTTATAGGGATTATTCTGTTCCTAAAGACGATCCGGTTCATACCAGTGGAACTGACGAGGAATTATATGAAGCCATCAAAAATAAAATTGAATTATGTAATGTTGTATTGGTCTTAGCAGGTGTTTATTCAACTTACAGCAAATGGATAAACAAAGAAATAGAAATTGCAAAAGAAGAATTTGAGGATCCCAAACCTATTGTAGGTATAAGACCTTGGGCAGCAGAAAGAATATCTGATAAAGTTCAAGAAAATTCTGATGAAATTGTTGGATGGAATTCTGATTCTATAGTTTCAGCAATTAGAAATTTAACATAAATATAAAATGCGGACATTTGTCCTCCTCTAAGGTTAATATGATATTATTACCTCTCAGATGTCCAGCAACTTAGGAGGAGAACAAATGTTCTAAATATAAATTGTGTTTTCATTTTATAGATATAATGTATCTGAGCCTTCAAGACAGATTTCAGATATGATTTAAGATGTTTTTCCTGCACTCAGATATTTATCCCTCTCACATATAAATCAATAAGACAGGCCAGAGAGAATTTCTTTACAGCCATTTATCTTAGATGCGGCAAGTTAGAGTTCGACCTGCCAGAAGTATAATCTAAATAATTTCCTTCCTCCACTTAATTGAAGAATAATCATTTTGGTATTATTTTTGTCAAGGTCGGGCGTAGCCCTTGCACTTCAGCCTTTACAAAAATTCTAAAAATGAATTAAAGTGGTCAGAGGTAGATGATCTATTTATCCCCACTAAATAGCGAAAAAACAACTTTATTTTATTACTTCCTTATAACAAAGTTCATGCATTTTGATCTGATTTGATCTTTATTTTTCTTTTATTTGCGAGTTTATATTTAACCGACAGCATGATCTCTCATACTATCGGCTAATTCCCGCCTTTTTCTCCGCCTCAATTATCTTTTTTTCAAAATCCCACTTCTGTTTAATATCCTCAGTCAACTCTTCAATCTCTTCTGCACTCTGCACATACTTTTTTAATCCACTGTAATCAATATCAAAACTTTTCTGCGTCTTAATTACATCGAAAAAGGCCGCCCCGTCGCTGCGCCCCAGCCGGATCCGGTACCCGTTACTTAGCTCCCGTACGAAAAGAGGACGCTTAAAAAAGCGCTCGTCCAGGCTTACTCATTTTTCCAGCCGATTAATTTCGTCCAGCACTACATCCTCATAATCCCCGGTTTCCTCGCTGATTTCGTGCATTTTTTCCAACAGCTCTCTTAAAAAATCCGGCACATCAATTTCGTAACTTTCCAGAACAGCCTCGACCAATTTTATAATCGCCGTAAAGACTAACTGGTGCTTAGTTCCCGCCACAAACTGGCTCACTAAATAACCCAGAATAAAAACCACGATCGGCATAGCAACCTGCCCTAAAAGAAGTTCTCCCATTTTAATCCACCCCTATTTTAATTTTTCGACCAGTAAATCTGCCAGCTTATAAATAGCGTCGTCCACGCTTATCTCGCCCTCTTTTATAATTAACTCGCCTCCCCGGCCCGCCACGCTCCGGAGCCGGTTAAACCAGCCGTGAATAAAGACGCGCTGGCTCCCGTTATTTTTAACTATCTCTAAATATCTATAGCCCCTTAAAATTTCCACCGTGTAAAGCAAATTATCCCTGCGGTTAATCTGATTAATATGCTCTAAAGTAATTGGCCCGATCGCCCCGTCAACGGTTATCTGTCCCTCGCTTAAAAGGTTATGCGCCCGCTGTAAAATCCGGCCGGCGGTCCCTACTCCCATATTAACCCCGGTATCCATAAGAAGTAATCTAAGCCTGCCGTCCTCGATCTCGTCCAGCCGCATACGATCCCAGTAATTTTGCCGGTATATATCCTTTGCCGTATCCAGCGGGAGTTCTTTCATATCACCCTCGTATCCGGCCCCCCGGGCCACCCTCTCGGTTATCCCGTACCTTGTGGCGCCGCCGGTATCGTTCGGGTGGTCGGAAAACCCACCCTCATGTTTTAATACGATTTCTATCGCCTCGTTGAATTTCATTATAAAACCCCCGTGTAAAATAGGGCCGCTGCGATTGCTGAAATTATCGCCACCGCCCAGGCTATTTTTTCCCGCTGTCTTAACCCGCCTTCTTCCCGGTCGCAAATAGCGTTGATTCTGGCCTGGTTTTTGGCGGTTTTCCTTTCCAGGTTTTTAATTTGCACCCGGCCCTCCTCTACCCTGTCCCGCATATTGTTATATTTTTTCATCTCTAAATGTAACTCGGCGATCTGTGCTGACATATTTTTATTAAATTCGTTTACTTCTTTTGATAAATCGGTGAGCATATTAAATAATTTTTCGTTGCTCATAAACCCATCTTCCTTCTTACTATCCCCCATTTTTCTACCCCCCTCTGTCACCTAAAATACGGGCCAAAAGTTCATCATCATCCAGTATTATATCCCCACAGCTTACCTTAGTTTTTTGATTGATAACATCATGCTCTATACTTTTGAGAGGGAGATATATCCCGTCAAGCCCGCTTTCTTCTATATATATTTTAACCTTCTCTTTGAACGATAAGCCTACCGCTAATCTAACTACTCCCTCGACATTAATTCTCTCGTCCTTCCAGCGTTCCAATATTTTTTCCGCCACCCTACGGCATACTTCATTCCCGCCGTTTTCTATTTCAACAACACGCTCGATTATTAAATCTGCGGATAAACCCGGGACCGCGGCCGTACCTTCTCCCTCCGGCGATTTTACAATAACTCGGTTAGCGCGGGGCGGTATTATCGTGACCTCGGGTGGTTCTAAAAACTGCAATAAATAACCGTCTACCGCCCGGAAGAAATCTATCCCCTCAAAACAAGGATATCCTTCATTATGCTGGGGGCTTATATTCCAGATATCATCGAAGTCCCACCCTATATAAGTTGTATTCCAATTTGGTGGGTGAGTCATTGACGCCGTATCCCGGGGCTGACCTAATTTTTCGCCGGCAAATTCTTCGTCGGGTAGGATTTCATTATTGTAATAGCAATCATTGGCAAATTCTCTTATTTCATCATTTTCCCCTATCTCTTTTCCGGTAGGGGCGAACTTAGAATTTAAGTTTGAACAATCTTTTAAATCCATCACGACCGCTGAATAACAATTGTTATAAATTATAGGTCCGGCGTTCCAATATCCCCATGAAATCCCCCCGTTAAACCCTCCGACAACACTCGCAGAGAATTCCTCGTTGTGGTTTTCTGTAATTTTGCCGACAGCAGCGCAATCGGTAAATTCTATTTCGCTCCCTTCCGCCCACGCGTGCGCCGCCGAAAAAACTCCTATATACCGTCCCAACCAATCGCGAGTATATACAATTTCGATATCGACTTTGGATATACACCGTTCAAACCGCGCCGTTGAACCTTCCCCAAAAGTTTCAACCAAGCCAAACCCGGCTGTAGCGTGGAAGGCAAAAATATATCCTTCGGCCGAGCAATCTTCTGCCTTGAAGGAGGCGTTATCATAAACCTCTGTCCAGCCTATAAACGCCCCAAACCGATCCAGATAGTCATAGTAAGCCACGCCGTTATCAACAAAATTGCATTTTATATGACATTTTTTAAAAATTATCTCGGAATTGTCCTCCAAGAGCACCTCACTCGCGAGTCCAGCCTGAAATGCATAACTTTCCCCCTCAAAAATAAGTTCGACATCTGCGCGCAAATTTTTTATTAAAACTTTTTCATCGTTTTTGAGTCTAATATATCCGAAAATTGAACCAACATCATTTGAGGTATCAGTTATAACTATATTCTTAAGGCTGTAACCGTTCCCGTCAAAACTACTGCTAAAGAAATCCGTACTCCAATCATTGCCGATCGGGGTGTGATCTTTGCCACTAAAATCAATATCATCTATTAATTCAAAGTAATTGCCGTGCAAATGGTTTTCCATGTTTTCAAACTGCTCTCTGGTTTCGATAAGATAAGGATTTTCTTTTGATCCATCGCCGCCGGCAAAACTCATATTATCACTCCTCCCCCAGCACGAATACAAAGGGGTTATTTTCGTCGGTTATTATCTGTTCCTCCTTGTATAAGTGCGCGTCCCAGACATTATCAACATAAAAGTTAATCCCGAAGTTGCGGCGCATATTCTCCAAAACCTGTACCGGCGTCCTGCCCTCGGCTTTTATAGGGGCCTCTATCCCGGTTTGAGTATTGACATTTTCCGCCGTCAAGGGCCGGCAATACTTCGTTATTATTTCCCGGGCGATTATACCGATATCATCCTCGGCGAAATCCTCCCGTATTATTCTCTCGGAAAGAATCCCGTCGGCCAAAAAGACCTCAACATCGACAAATTTATCGCTGTCCTCGATATCCCTTACAACCCCCCGAAAATATTTTGCCTCGCCGGCTGAATCCTGCACAATTAAAAGAACTTCATCGTTCCAGCTAAAATTATCCAATATATTTTTGATAAAAGAGGCGTCTAAAATAACCTGGCGGCTCCGGGCCACTTCCGCCTCGATCAAAAGCGGAACCCCGATAGACACAACGAGTACATCCGCGCGCGATTGGCTTAAAGCTATGGGAGGTATAATCAAAACCCCGTCCCCGAGAAGTTCGCTTAATTTATATACGCGGGCGCTGCTTTTTATAACCCCGGCCTTTATCTTCACACTCGAAGTGGTTTTTATATCGGCCCCGTGCATTCGGGCAAAACTTAGATTCATAAGAAAAGGCTCAAGCCTCACAGTACCCTCCACGGCGGCCGCGTAAACCAGAGAGGTACTCTCGGCTAACTCGCCCCCTAAAACCTGCCACAGGGCTATATTGGCCTCCCAGGACCCCGATACGGTTCTTATTACTTCCGCCTGCACGCCATACTTTTGGAAATCCCCTAAAATCTGCACCCGCCCGGGGGCCTCGACGCTCAGCATGCCGGCGCCCTCTAACTCTAAATAATCTAATATTTCAAGGAATAAATCCTCGCCTTCCTGCGAGAAATTATCTGCCCCGTGATAACCGAAGTGCATTTTACTGGCCCCGTTTACGACCCTTTCGGCCAGACCGGCGATGCCGCTGGAATCGTTATTCATAATAAGGGTGGTATCGCCGGCAAGTGAGGTTACTCTGTGGGTTCTCATCTCCGGCCCTAAATTAAAAGAGCCGGACTCCCAGCCTAAAGACTGCATGATCGGATGGGTGTTATCAACGACGGTGAAACTTGATACATAGGTCGAGCTGGAACCGTCGCTAATATCGAGTGCGTTCCTGCTTACCCCCCGACAGAAAGAAATAACATGACATTCAAGCCCCGTTATAATACTTTCGCTGGTATGGCTGCTCACAAAATCATAATCGGGCGCGCCTATAACTACCAGATCGGTATCGGAAAAATCGTATCCGGAAAAACCATCGTCGTCTATAATGTCCACCGTCAGACCGATTTCCTCCAGAAGATCAATAACCGCCTGGTCATAGGCGGTCGTTGTCCCCTTTCTTCGATTAAATACTACTGACATTTAAACCACATCCTCACTTTAGCTTAGCGCCTCGACGGCCAAAATACCGTTTTCATGCCATTGTATTTCGAAGTTACCGTCCGAAGTGGATTTTTCCCCGTCAAAATCCTGTATTCCCAATAATTTTTTATCGGTATCCTCAGCCGGGGTCGCGTCGTATATTACTGCATAATGGGCGGTTATATTAGAATTGGGCCAGATTATATTATCCCCGTCTAAAACGACAGCGTTGCCCTCTACATCGAAACTTTTATTTGCCAGCTCCTGCCCGCCTTCTTCGTAGGGCGGATTTTCCGCCGCGCTTATCTCGTGTTCTGATATATCGTCCCAGTTATCGTCGATATTCTGATTAAAAACAAAACTTTCTTCCATAAGAGCCACCTTAATAACCGTGGCTCCGTCTACCGGATCCGATAAATTTCCCCGGTAAGCGTTATAATTTGCCCTCGTATATTTCCTCGCTGTAACTGCCATTTGTTTTCCCCCTTAATAGTTAAGCAATCTAATATCCATCCGGCCGATCCGGCCGTTACTGCTCTCCACAAGTTTTAACCTATTCGCCGGGTAAGGTATCCCGTTTATCAGTAAGAGATAAACATCGTCGGTATCGCCCAGATTAAGAAAAGATCTGTACCGGGCCGGCGGGCTGTAACCAAAATCAGAATTATAAGCAATAGCGTCCCAGTAATAAAAAGCGAACGAATCCCAGTCGACACTTCCCGGCACCGTATATCTGACCTTCGTATCCCCCGCGACGCCTCCGCTGGGGAAACTTTCCCAGACGTCACCGTTCCAGTACTCGAAATTTCCCCGATCAGCGCTCCGGGTAGAATCGGCCATGAAGGTAGTAATATTAAAATCCGAGCGCCTTCCCACCCGGATCCGTGCGTGATAATTCCCCGGGCAGTCGAATAATCTTTCTTTTAGTTCAAACTCGAAGTGGTTCGGCCCTTCTTCAAAATCGGCCCCGTTCTCGGGATAGATTAATTCCGGTATCTCGATGGTATATTCCTTACCCCTTACCCACCAGTAACCGCCCTGACTGCCTTTTCTGGGATAGGTACCCGACGGCGCTAAAACGGTTTCAAGCCAGTTTCCAATATCACGGGTTTTATACTCCGTCTTTTTTTCCAGCGACAGCTTTTTAATGTTCTCAACCCTTATATGAGAGATCCGCCAGTCCGTAAACCAACTATCCCACCTTTTATCGTACACCCTTATCCAGCTTATATCCGCCTCGAGAATATCGCCGCTCGGTCGAAAAGAATTGCCGCTTTCGTGATAATATACTTTTGCGCTGGATCTGTACATTTCGGTACTAATACGATTGACGCTAAAGTTAAACTCGGGAAAACGATCTTCATCTAACCGGCCTGTCAGCTTTGGATTATCGCCCGACAATTCCACCTTACTGCTCCCCGCTTTCGCCCCTAAAGTCATGAAACTTATTCTCGATGAATCCTGCGAGAAAACTTCCCACGATTTAAAGTGTTCCCTGCTTAATCCGCCGGTATTAACTGAACGCGTGTCAACATATTCCCCCGGTTCATGATCGACCCACTCCTCGAAAAGATCATATTTATCCCAGTAATAATATCTCGTTACCATAGCGCTCCCTCCGTATTCCTATCGACGGGTGTAGGAGAAAGAGCCACAAATAAAACGCGGTGTATCCATATACCATAACCGGGAATAGCAGGCCGGCTGTCTATTATATCCCTCACCACAACCTGCCGAAATTTACGGTCGTCAACTATTAAATCGCCCGGCGCGTTTTCGTTCAATATATATTCGATCGATCTCTTTTCCGCCTGGCTGAACGAAACTATCTCGCAGTTAATTTCTGTAGCCTCGCTGCCCTTATTGATCACCCGGCTGGAATCGGTATAAGGAATGTGCCTTACCTCTTTTTTTCGCCGGTAAGTTATACTTAAACTCCCCCGGACGATTTTCATATCCATGTTTTTGTATATCATCTAAAGGCACCCCCATACCCTCTTTCTTTTAGCTTTCTCATCAGATCATTATTCGCACTTTTAGCAGTCGCCTCGTCCGGCACGATATACTGCACATCCATATTGATAACCTGGCTTATATCATCGCCCACGGCCGGACCCGTATTAAGCCCGCTTAAATCCGCCGCGGGTAAAACTCCTCCCGCCATTATTTTGGCCGCCGGCTCAATATCGCCGAGAGTTTTTTCGATACTGCCTTCTAAAGACCGGGCCACCGGCTTGATACCACTTAAACCTTCTTCTAACCCCTCGACTATATTCTGGCCGTACCCTTCAAAAACCCGGCTGGGAGAGTTGATTCCCACCGCCCCGGCGAAGGCGTCTTTTATCCTGCCCGCTGCGTTTTTAGCGGCCCTTATAGGAGCCGTTGCCATATTTCTAAGACCTTCTGCCACGCCGCGCATTATATCACAGCCCCAGCCGACGGCTCTTTCTCGCAGATCGGAAAAATAATCGGATATATTATCGCCCAGACCTTCTATCGCCTCGATTACAGCGTAAACCCTTTCTAAAATTCCATCTCTAATATTGGTTATTAAATTAAAGCCCCATTCTTTTGCCTGCTCAAACAAATCAGCGAAGTATTGCCCGAAGGCCAGACCCATATCGACAAAAGCCTCCAGCGCGTAGTTTATTCGCGCCTGTACCCCCTCGGTGAAGTTTGAAATTAAATCGCGGCCCCACCTTAAAGAGTCCGCGATAAGCTCGGCAAAAAGCGAAATTAAATCCCGCCCGAACCTTTTAAACCCGTCCAGGGTTTCGCTTAAAAACTCCGGTATCTCGGAGAATTTATCGGCCCAGAAATCCACCGCGACAGCCACAGCCTCGACGGCAAATTTAACCGCGCTGATTATCTCCTCCCTAAAAATAATAAAGGCGGCCACTACCGCCATAATAACTCCTACCGGTCCTATAAGAACCCCTAAAGCCACCGCTAAAGCCTTTAAAGCCGCTATTAACCCCACTTTAATAACCGGTATAAGCCCTGTTTTTAAAAGCGCGGCCAGTCCGCTGAATTTAGCACCCAACCCTCCGAGGGCGACGGCCACAGCCGCCACTTTAGATCCTATTATCAAAAGCGGTCCTATTATAAGTCCCAGACCAGCGGCTAAAGCAAGGCCGGTAGTGACAACACCGCGCATGGCCGGTGATAAACTTTCAAACCCTTCCAGTACTTTCTGGATCACCGGCAGAAATTTATTGCCGACATCGACCATAATAACCGTTCCTAAAGCCTTAATTCTGTCAATTGTAGCGTTCAAAGTTTCCTGCTGTATTTCAAAAGCCTCGTTCATGGACCCGGTACTTTCGCGCATAGCGTCGGTTTTCTTGGCAAAATCGTCAGCCTGATCGCCCACCAGGGGCAAAATACCCGTAAGCGCTCGCACATTGCCGAACATACTCCCTAAAGCCTCGTTATTGCCGCCGGTCGATTCGTAAAGTTTTTGCAGACTTCCTACCAGCCCGTAGGTTTCAATCATCTGCTCCCCGGATTGGTATCCCAGATCACTCATAGCCTCCCGTAAATCGTCGGTCGGTTTCAGCATACCGTTCAAAATACCCCTAAGCTGGGTGGATACCTCATTCGCGTCCCCGGTTACACCGGTTAAAGTCGCCATAGCCCCGAAAAGTTCTTCTGTTTCCATTCCCAGGGTAGCGGCCATAGGAGCCACCCGTCCCATAGAATTGGCTAATTCTGGAAATGTTGTTTGCAATAGTTATTTACAGGCTCTTTATCCTGCAATCCCGGAATTTCTTCCGGGTATCGGACTATATCATCACCCTTTAAGGGCGTCGAGCGCTCATGCCGCTTTTGTCTTTCAAAAAAGATTACTCGCGGTAGTCTCTACACCTTCATAATGTCACCATTATGCTTGGCTCGGTATTGCCGTATTTGTGATTTCACAAAATTAGGGTTTACCGAATTCACTCGATATTTTATGCCGCAGATTGCTCTGCGACCGGGCCATTTTCATAACCCAATCTTACCGTCTGGAAGGCTAAGTCCGCGACATCTTCCACCGCCTCGGCAGAGGTATCGCCGTACGCTTTTGTTATAGCGGAAGTAAGGTTAATCGAATCCGTGGTTGTAGCCATACCCGCCGCCGCGGCTTTAGCATTTGTTTCCAAAATAGCGGCCGAATCCGCGCTTTCACCAAAAGCTGAGATAACTTGATACAGACCGCCGGATAAATCATCCAGGCTTTTGCCGGTAGCGATCGACATATCCTTTACATTTTCCTCTAACTCCTTAATCCGACCTTCCGATTCCGGCCCTAAAAGCGTATGGACCTCAGCCATTTTTTCTTCGAAATCCCCGGCGACTTTAGTCGTAGCCCCTATTACAGCCACCGCGGCTCCTGTTATGGCAAGCCCCCAGTTGCGCATTTTTCTTCTGTTGGCCTCGGCCGCGTTCGAAAGACCGTTCATGTCCCGCTTGCTCTCGTCCATTTTACTCCGGAAATTTCTATTATTGGCCTTAATCATGTATAAAAGCGATCCTAAATTTCTAATTTTTTTCTACCCCCTTCCGCGCCCTATCTGGCTGGTAAACTCCTCTAATTTCCTTTTGATTTCCTCCGGATCGTCCGGCCCGGCCTTTTCATCGGGCGCTCCCGGGGAGTCCGACAGTTCTTTTATTTCTTTAATTATTTCTTCGATATATTTTTCGATAGTTCTGTCGTCTTTTTTAGTTTGACCTACCATACCGGCCGCTAACTGGTTATAATAATCCATGTATCGCCGGCATTCTTCTCGGCGCATTTCTTCAAATATATACTCAAGCTCGTCCGGGTAGACATCTTCTAAAACTTCCTTTTTGCTCATGCCGGTAAACTTTACTAATTTCCATACCAGCCCGTCAAAACTATCCTCACCGTTTAGCTTAGGCCCTCGATTTTCGCCCCGCCCAGCAGGTTTTTTGCTTTTGCCGCCAACCCTTTTAAATTATTAACTTCCAGGGCCACTTCGACGATATCCACGGCCTCATCCAGCCCTATATTTTCGCTGACAAACTCCTCATCCTCGTCTAGGATAACCGCCACTACCTCGGCAAGCTGATCCACGCCGTAGCCGAAAAGCTCCGGAAATATATCGAGCATATCCACGATTGACATATTTTCTAAATATTCGTTGGTATCCTCGATCCCTCTCTCCTCCAATACCTGCGGCACCAGACCTAAAAGTTCCGCGAAGGCACCGGTAAGTTTTTTGTACTTACCCAGTCCGGCTTTTTTGATTATATACTTTTTTTCTACGACCTCATCGCCCTCGATTATATCCACCTTTACTTTTTTAATTCTGCCTATACTTTTTGCCAAAATAAAAACCTCCTAAATTTTTGTAAAAAAAGCCCCCGAAAGGGGGCCTTTTTTCCGGTTATACTTTCATCGCCGTAAGACCAGAACGGATATTTTTCCACGCCATTAATTGTTTCGGATACCTCGGCGGGCAGCGCCACAAACTGCACATTCGCAACCCTTTGGCCCGACCGGGAATAAGCGAAATTTAAAGGTCCCGGCACCGGGTAGCAGTTATGCACTACTAGATCGCCGGACTTATCAACCGTATCCTTCTCGGCGTTAATCTTAGGTCTTATTATCAGCTTATCCGAGTGATCGCTAAGACGGGTTCCGACCGCTTTCGTAACTACCAGTCTTTTTTCGCCCTCGGTCCCTTCGACCACATCGGCCCAGGGTATTAATTGACTTAAAGATTCTACATCGGTATAAAAGATCGGTACCGTCACGGAGATAGTATCGTCCTCGACTATTTCATCGAATCGTCCATCTTCCTCTGTTGCGATTTCAAAAGTTTCCACTTCGTAAGAAAACTCGGTTTCGCCGGTGGTTCGACCTAAATAAACAGGTTCGCCACCTTCCTCGCCAAAATAAGTTAACCCCGGTCCTACATTAATATTTCCAGGTTTTAAAGCCTCCATTTATTATCACTCCTTTTTAATAAAAAAACTTACAGAAAGGCTGCTGTAATGCTCCCCCGGAGCCTGCGCGTCAAAAAGCGGTCCCAGAGGTTCCTCCACAGCCCAATCGTAAACTTCGTAGCCGGTGATATCCGGCTTAACATCGTCGAGTATTTCTGTTAAGCGCGCCGTAACCTTCCCCATCAACTCTACATTCGCATTGCCGTCAGCATAATTAGGGCAGTAATGATTCACCCGGAAAGTGCCGTTGTGTGTCTTAAAATCCGCGTCGCGAGGGTTTGATAATACATGACAGGTAAAACAGTTTTTCCCGTCCCAGCTTTCCGGCCTTCTCGGCCCTTTAACCACCCTGACCTCCCCCAGTAAATTTTCGAGTTCCTCGTCGGTCAGTAAAATATGCTGTACCGCCGACAAAATCAAATTATAATCCATGACAAAACCTCCTATATAAGCGGGAATCTCTCCCCGGCGAGGGCGGGTTTAATCTCCTAAAAACTGCTCGAATAAGCCTTTGTCCTCCAGCTTATCGACATGCATGAACTCGCTGAAATATTTTTCTATAAGCGGTGCGAACCGATCTAAAGCCCCCTGTAAAACCCAGTACCCGGACTTTAACTCTACATGGATTGCGTATTCCATACCGGCGCTTACTACCCCGATATAATCGTCCCCGTCGACTTCAATAACGGGTTTGGCTCTTAAACGCGATATGGCCCGGGAAACATTCGTCCCGCTTTTTATTTCGCCGATTTGTTTTATATTGCAGCCCAGGCTATTTCGCAGATTGGAAGTCCTATCAGTCCAGGGGCCGTGCTTTTTAGCATAGTTAACTATCTCTCTGACAATATACTCCAGCGCCTTTTCTAAAGCCTTCTCCTCCGATTTGACCGCCCGATCAAAAATTTCTAACTGTCTTTCCATATCTTCAAAGTAAGCGTCAATTTCCACATCTATCCCTCACCTTCACCGCTTTAATCGCCTTGCGTTCAACGGTTTCATACCCGTTTATTATCCCCTCGATTTCTATAACGATAGGGTTACTGCACTCCGGGACCTTAAAGCCAGCGGCAAATTTTAGATCGTCGCCGGCCGTGAGTTTTCTTTCCTCCAAAATAGTGCCATGCCCGTCGTATACTTTCAGCGTGACATTTTCCGGAATAACCAGCTCCTCCCCGTCAAGTTCATAAAAAGCTGTGTTGATATAAACCGTGTTGCCCTCTATAACCGTTTTCATTATCTCACCTCAACTTCCACAATTCTCTCGAATATATCCAGCCCGGTTTTGCGCTCGAATAGATCTGTAACGACGGGGCGCTCGGTTATTTCCAGCCCGGTTTTGCGCTCGTAAACTTCCATATCCAGGCCGCGCTCTTTAACCGTCAGTTCAATTCTTACCGGTAGGAAGGGAGCCGTTAATATACCTTCCAGAATAATTTTAACCGGCTGGCCTGTTTCCAGACTTTCACCGGCGGCCAAAATATCTTTGATATCCAGACCGCTAACCTTAACCACTTCTAAATTATCGATCATGAAGTAAAAGGCGTCTAAATTAACCTTTATCCCCGTTTTACTGGCAATATTTTCATGCCAGCCCAGGATATCGGCAATTTCCGGCCCGATTGATACACCGGCTTTAAGCCCCTCCCGTACGCGCCTTATATCGTCCACTGAGGCTTTTTGAACTCCTTTAGATATAAGAAGACTACACTTCATTGATTTGCGGTCGATACAGGCGATCCTCGCGGGCCAATTTATGCTCAAACCCTCGAAAAGACCAATATCGCTTTCCATACCAGCTTTTTGGCCCATTTTTACCTTTAAAAGCTCAGCTATAGCCGTTCTTATAAAATCTTCAAGGCTGATAGATATATTCTGCCCGACATTTAAACTTACGCCCGCGCTTTTCCTGTCATTAAATACTAAAAGCCCCGGGCTTTTAACTTCTAAACTATCGCCCGCGGTCATGATATCGGATCTATTAACTTTTATCCCGGACCCTATTATAATTTCTTCCAATAGAGAACTGGTTATAATGTCGGATAGAAAAACCCGGTTTAAACCGCGCACCGATATATTTTCTCCAAAAGCGGCCGTATCTTTTAAGCCCGGTTTTAGTACCGGCCCGGCACCCATTAATTCGAACATAGACATTCTGGCGGCCGGCCTTACTAAAAAGGCCCCGGCTATTTCTAATCTTTCTGCCAATAATGTCCTGTCCGCTATTCCACCTTCGAAGGCGGCCTCGATGAACAGATCTTCCAAAATCGCCCTCATAAAAATATCTGTTATATCCGCGCCGGTTAATCCTTCGGCCATAATTTTCTCTTTAAAAGCGGCCGTATCGTTCGCGCCAACTTTAAGAGCAGACCCCGCGGTTATTAAATCAAACGCTGATACTTTTGAAATCGAGTTTATGGCCGCAGGCCCGCTGACCTTTATTCCCTCGTTCGCTTTTCTTTTGTCTGCCAAACCAACTTTTAAATCAAAACTTACCGGGCGTCTTTCCACAGCACCCGCGAAATCCTTTGAACTTACACCGGATAAGCTGTCTATCAAAATTTTATCTTTTAAAGCCGACAAATCTTTTAAGGCCGCCGCTGTTATATCTTCAATATTAATTATCTCGGATAATTTGAAATCATCCCGCTGGAATACCACCGCGGAACCCAAAACCTTCAACCCTTCCCCGGCGGATTTCGTATCCACTATATTTATATTAGATTTTACTTCCACTAAAAGCGATTCCGATAGAGCGCTGGATATAAATTCGTGTAAATCTATACTGTGGGAATTTCCCACGCTTAAAATATCCACTTCTCCGGCTTTATCCTTCAAACCGGCCGACCCGGGCGCTTTAATTAAACTTTCTTCGCCCATATCCTTCCTGTCGGTTATATTTAACCCGGTTTTCAAACCGACGGTTAAAGCGTCCGCCGTATATCGCGTTGAGCTTACCAGTACCCCGGCCCCGTGCGAAACTTCGACGATAACGGCCGATGATTTTGCCGATTTGACCTCGATATCGCCCAAAACGCTTATATTTAACCCTTCAAAAGTTAAAAGGGCCTCATGTAAATCTGCCCGACCGGGTGATCTAATCTTAACCGGCTCTTTCATACCCACCTGTGTTATTTTTATTACTTCCTGGGAGCCGCCGACATTCAAAACCTCTCGCGAAGTTAACTTAACAAACTTATCTATTCCAACCCCGGCTGTAACTTCCAACACCTCGCCGGCTGATAATATATCGGAAAGTCCGCTGGCCGCAGATCCTTTTATCAAAACTCGCGAACTCATACCCGCCCGGCTTAGCTCTGCCGTTTTTATTAAGCCTTCTATCTCGACGATTTCTTTCCCGGATAATATACCGGAAAGATCCGCCCGGGCTGTCTGGTTTATAAAAAGCTCGTCCGTTACTTTTAAATTTTCCTCTCGCGATACCTTAACGCTGCCCCCAACAAATAAAATTTCTTCCATTGTAGCCAATACGATATTATCATCGAAAACAACCCGCCCGTTCGCTCCAGAACGTAAAACTTCCAGCGCACTTTTATAAGTTGGCGAAGATACATCACCGGAAAGACCGATATTCAAAATTTCTCGCAAAGTTAACTTAACAAACTTATCTATTTCAACCCCGGCTGTAACTTCCAGTATTTCACCGGCTGATAATATATCAGCAAGATCTACCTGGGCTGCCTGGATTATAAAAAGGCCGTCCGTTACTTTTAAACTTTCCGCCTGCAATACTTTCATGCCGCCCCCGACGGATAAAAACTCCTCATAATTCTCGCCTTCGGTTTCGGTTACTGTAATTTTCGATATATTAGATCTGTTATTATCGCGCTTTATTCGGTATTCGTAACTTTTTTCTCCTACATTTTCATCTACGAACTCGATTTCAGCGGTTAAACCTATTATTTCCCATTCGCCGCCTTCGACCCGACGCCAGACCGCATAATTAGACACCGCCTTTTCTTCGAGGTCAATATATAATCGGGCGCCGGCGAATAATACGCTGCTGTAATGCGCGTCGTCTATAAATTCGATTGAACCAACAGCGCCTGCCAAAATAAATTCGCCAATTTTGTATTCTTCCGCAACTTTTATATCCGCGGTATTGCCGACAGTAAGTTTTTCCGTATAATTTTCTGGAGCTTTTTGAAAAAGATCTTCAATCTCTATATACGAACCAGCGCCGACTGATAGTTCTTCTGTATAATGTTCCGGGGCCGCCTCAAAATCATCTTCTAAGCTCGCCTCGTTAACGCTTGATATGTCGAGTATTTCCTCGAAATGTTCCGGCGGCACTTCGCCCGCCTCATAATGTATCTCGACAAAAGCGCTCGTACGGCCATGATCGGACTCCGCCTCAAGCGTATAACCCCCGGCTGACACGCCGGTTAATTCATCCGTTCCCGATATATCATCGTCGCCCTCCGCCCAGATTTCCCCATCGTTTTCGTGGGTTAAAAAAGCCCTGGCAGAGTTGCCCCCGGGACCATCCTCGAACTCATAATTTATCGTCAGATCGCCGGGTCCGGGTAAATCAAAATTTTCTGTTTGAGTACCTACCCCGCTTATATCTATTAATGCAACCAGTTCTGCCATATTAACTCACCGTCCATTCTAGCAATACGGTATTCCCGACCTGCTCGGTGGTGAGTGAATAACGGGCCTCGTCCATAATTTCTGTTAAAGAAATTTTAGAACGGACCGTTATTAAGATGGACTCCGTGCTTGAGAATATATCGTCGCGCCCGATGTAACCCGGTGATCTAATTCTGACCGGCTCACTCATACCCACCCGTGTTATTTTCATCGTTTTCTGTGGGCCGTTAATCATTAAATTTTCTGTTAAAGTCAAGATAATAAGAATTTCAGCCCTCGCGTTGATTTCTAATAGCTCGCCCGAGGCCAAAACATCTAAGCCGCCGACTTTTAAACCGGATACGATTGTCAAATTATCTGAAAAAGAATGTGCGGCCGAACCTTTACTCTCTACCTTAATTGCTATATTGTTTTCCGAGCCGCCTTCTTCTTTTTTTTCTTCCGATTCTATAAGCGGGGTTTGCAGGGCGGCATCAGTCGTGCCGATTTGAAGTTCTACAAAACCCTCTTGCTGACTGTGGGTACTCATTAAATAGTAATGAATAAAAAGCATGTCGCTATCTTTAAATTCGTTGCCGGCAAACATGTCTACATTTTCTGCAAGAAAACTTTGGGTCCCGGTTCCGGTTGCCAGGCCAACTTCTGTTAGGGGTGTGCAAAATGCAAAATTTTCAGTCATCCTTCCAATCCGCATCAAAAGTTCAGCGTGATTCAATTCCAATATATTTATATGAACTATATAATCTCCAATCTCTACCCATTGATCGGCGTTTAATTCTCCCACAAAAGTAATAGCAAAAAACGATCTCCTATCAAATGGACGAACCATAAAAGTTTTAGTACCAATTTCCCCCGGTTCCAAAAGTAAGGCATTCTCCTCGGGGCTTTCGTGGCCCTCCGTAGTATGATAAAAGATTAATCCATCAGACATAATAATCGCCCTCCACTTCTATCAGCCGTTTTCCGCGAATACACAAAACACCCTTTAAACGGTCCTTTCAAGTTTAAATTTGCCACTTACTTGGCTCATTCTTTTTATCCTTAAATAAGTTTCCGCCATATTCTCACCACCTTAAAATTCAAGGATAGGTTTAAAACCTATCCTATTCTCCACAATTAATTAATTTTGTAGCTGGTGTACAAACCCGGTCTGATCAGCCAGCAGAGTATATTCCCCATCATTATCGTAACTCTCCTCGGATAGATCAGCGCCGCCCAACTCGTTCCCGGCAGAAGGATCATCATACGCCCTCCACCCGGCAACGGTAGTGCCGCCGGATATTTGAAAAGTTAAATCCGCGTCGGGACGCCAAACCCCTGTTTCATCATAATTAAGTTCAAAATCACCCGGCACCGTTTTCCTGCCGGTTACTTCATTGCCGCCGCCGTCAACAAGCGCAACGCTTTCGACATTCGCTCCCCCGGCCTCGCTAATCGTATTCAAATAAGAATCCGACACATACATTCAAACCCCTCCCATCTATAACCATTCCGGTTTTAAAACCAGGGTTATTTTTCTAACCCTTCGATACTTTTTTAAAATCCAAATTTTCTACATAAACGCGAAACCCCGCCCGGTCTTGATCGGCACCGACAGGAAATAATGTTGGAATATTTAAGTTTAATACGGTCATATAAACTCCCCCTTTTCTCCCGGATTTAAAAAATTAAAGCCGGGGTTGTTTTTCCAACCCCAGCGCGTTTATTTTAAACTTAGGGCTGCAGACCTTTTACTCTAATCGTAACATCGAGCGTATCGCCCGGCTGTAAAGTTCTCGTCGCCGATAAGGGCCGGTAACATACCAGTTCTGAATCCGAGGCCAGATAACCGTCGACGGCACTATCCCAGGCGCTCTCGCCCGTATTTTCAAACTGAACCGTTGCGGTTTCCACCTGTATATCCCCATCATCCAACCCCAAAGATGGTAACCCGGCCGCGTCCCGCGAAACCCCCTCGGCGCTGTAACCCTCGCCGGTAACTTCCATAACATCGCCGATAGAAGAATCCTGCCCTAAACTATTTTGCGCCAGACCTATCTCGAAACTTGCCGGCGCGGCGGCTCCCCTAAAATATACATCGTACATTTGCTCGAACCCATCGTCGGTCATGTGATTTTTAAGAAATCCGCTGTCGTTTAAAACCTCACCCTCGCTATTTTTATGGATAAACTTAAACTCAAATCCATGTTCTCTCATTTATTTTTCCTCCTTTAATTCTAACTCATAATGCCCGCCTTTATTTAAAATCCAGGCCGATACAAAAACTATCCTGTATTTTTTTCCCCCGGCGCGCAATATATCGCCCTGCTCAATTTCGGTTATATCGTCGACAAAATTACAATCCTCAAAAAATAGATAACCTATATACTCACTCTCGTACTTAGTCTGTAATTCCTGCGCCCTCTGACCGCCGCTTTTAGGTTGTAAATCAATTTCAGCGGTAACTATAAGGCTTATATCGCCCTCGATCCACTCGCCCGATTCCGGGTGCGTGTATCCCTCTAACTCCCGGACTATTTCGCAATTTACGAAGGGATTATCTATCGGTGTTAATACCATCGCCGTACACCTTCTCGCTGTTAATAGTATAAAACCCGCCGGCTTTTCTCCCCATAATTTTATATTCTTTTATAGCCGCGGTTATATCGGCTTTAGTAACCGAGACGCCGCCGCGCTTATAAGAGGAAATCCTCTCGGGGTTTGCCAGCACGATGTTTAAGCAGAAGGCCGCGGTCTGATAGACATTGCCGCCGCGCTCGCTTAAAAACTCCTCCAATTCTTTATCGCTGAAAACCTCCTCACATTTATCCCAGATCAGTACCCTTAATTTTTCAACCTTATTCATAAAACCACCACCCGATTATATTGACAAAAAAAGAAAAAAGAGGGGGGAATCCCCCTCGTAGTTTACACATCAGCGTGGACGATATACTCGGGGTTATATCCCGCAGGCCACATTTCGCAGGCCATATAATGCCAGTATTTTTTGGGATCGGTTTCCTCGTAAACATCCACATAAATCCCGGGCTGGAAGTCGTTTTCGGCCACAGGTCCCATAAGCAGCCTGCCGATATCGGAACTTATACCGCCGCCCCCGGCCTCTTTAAGGAGTACAACCCTGTCTTTGGGTATAAGATGATAGACGGTACTGGGTCGGCCGTCGACATCTTCAAATCTTACGAACTCGTCGTAAGTTTCAATTTCCGGATAATCCATACCCAGCCGACCTAGATAATCGTTTACCTCGGCTAAGGATTTCAACCCTTTATTATCATCGTTCTGGGTATCGTCCGCGTTGAGCAATTCTAGCAGGGTGGCCCGGCGCATAAGAATTACATTGGGCATCTCACCGTTAACCGTGAAGTAATGCTCGCAGATTTCCACGATATCATCAAGCGGTTTCGCGCTGGCCGCCTCACTCCACTCCTCGGCTATAAGATCGGAAGTGCCGTGGGCCAGTTTATTATCGTCGGGTATCCCCATATCAACCTCGAGGGAAATATCCCCTTCGTTAATAGCGATCTCGCCCTCGGCCAAAAACTTAAACCTAAGCCATTCCGCCCGGCTGAGTGCGGCGTTAACATTGCGCGCACTCTCATCCAGTATTCTTCTGAGGTTGGCGTAAAGCTCCGAATCGTTGCGCGGGTTAAATATCTTATTAAGCGTGGATTTATTAACCTGGAATTTCTGCCCGAAAGGTGCCAGAGAACCGGAAACCTTTTTGACAGCAGGCCCGCCCACGATAGGGGCCTCCGCGTCCCCGCGTGCTTTCATTTTCGCGACCGCGTGGGTGTTATCAAATATATCGTGGACCCACTCGAAATCGTAAGCTTCCTCGGCCGGCAAAAATCTATTGCCGATATACCCGGCCGGATCCGTTATTTCCTCGATAAAACCTAAATAGTCAACTCCCAGCTTATCTTCTACAAGCTGGATTAATTTATTTTTGTCCATTTTAATTTCACTCCCTTAATTTCTGATACTTAAACCTGTTCTCCCTGTACGGCCTCGCCTTCGAAAGAAATAGCGGCCAAGTCCTCGGCCACCTTCTCATCATAATTAACCATCCTATCTTTGAACACCGCGCCGTGGGTTATACCGCCCACTATAGCGTCCTCCTCCGATACATCGATAAGGTTGAGACAGATAAACTTAGCTTTAGAACTGCCATCTGCTTTTTCTACATAAGCGACCGAAGAATAATCCTCGGAGCCGGCGTCCTCGTTCAAATCCTCCACAGTAATTAATTTATCGCCGGCGTCGATCGATACGATCGTAAGATCGTTATCGGATCTACTCTGACTTTCACCGTCAGCGCCGACAATATCCACTTCATCGCCGACCGCGAAGTTATAAAGATCGGCCTCCTCCTCTACCTCGATAGTATCCGCGCCGTGAGTAACCCCGCCGCTAGCAACCTCGCCCCTGGTTACGACCGAAAACTTACCTTCTTCATCATGACCCGACTCGGTTATCTTACCTATAGCCACCCCGGGAGCCACATAATCAGCAACGACTTCCTCCTTCGATATCACCGCGCCGTGAATATAACGCGCGTGTTTTGACTTCAAAACTTCCGCAAACTCTACTTCCTCAGAAACTTTTTTCTGTAAAGTCATTAATTTTCACCGTCCTTTTTAGTTGTATAACCTAACTCTTTAACCAGCTCTTTCGTTCTTTTGCGTCTTTTTTCAGCCTGCTGGTTTAAGGCCACATCGCCCCTGGCCGGATTTGTAGCGCCGGTAGTCTTTTTCTTTTCCTTCTCGGCGGATCCGAAAATCTCGGGCTTTTCCTCTTTAAGCTGGCCGATAAGGTAAGAGGGTTTAAAATATTCTCCCTCGTCGTCGGTAAGTAACCGCCCCTCGCCGTCGGTCACACAGACCTCGCCTTCATCGTTTAAAACCAGCTTATCGTGAAATTCCCTTTTTTCCGCCAGGAAATCAAAATACTCCTTGTCCACAACTCCGGCCTCGGTCGCGGCTAAAGCCAGCTCGTACTCTGTTTTTAGCTGGGCCTCGCGCTCTTTAGCTTTTCCCTCTAATTCCTCGACCTGTTTTTCGTACTCCTCCACCTTTTCGGGGTCCACCAAACTCTGCATTTTTTCTTTGAGTTCGGCTATTTCCTGTTCGTGAAGTTTGTTCTCCCGCCCCAATCTCTTTTTGACGATATCGTTGACATCTTCCTGAGTAAAAAGGTCGGCGGTATCGACCTCATTCGGCCAGATGTTTTCTATTTCTTCCTCGAGGCCACCTGTAACCTCAACGCCGTTTTCCTCCAGTAATTCTAGTAACTTTTTCATATTATTTATTCCTCCCTATTTTTAGCCTGTCGGCTGCCTCGGTATTTATATAGCCCCCCGGTTGGGGCAGGAAAATCTTCAAAATTATTGAATTATATTAATGGTCTTTATTGTGTTATTAAAGATTTATATTAATCTTTTAAAATTTAAACACATTATAGTACATAAAGGGGTTAAAACTATGAATCACAACGATAATAATCATGTTTATGTAAATAAAGTTTTAAATAGGTTTGACCATTATATAAAATCCACCAACAATAAGGCAGCATTTATAATTGCTTTTAATACTTTCGTTTTAAGTTCTCTAATTTTAAGAGCAACACAAATATTAAATTTATTTAAAAGTAATGATTTCATGAAGATTATTGTTATATCAGCTTTTTTCGCTATTATAATTGGGGTTTTTAATTCCTTAAAAAATGTATTTAAAGCCGTTATGCCATATCTAAAAAGCGGTTATGAAACTGAAGATAACAATTCATTGCTTTTTTTCGGATCTATTGCAGATATGAATAAAAAGGAATTTATCAATAAAATAAATGAGGTTTCACATAAAGAAATGAATGAAGATTTTATTATTCAAATCCATACTTTAGCCAAAGCTCTCAACATGAAATATAAATATATAAGAAAAAGTTTATTTTGGATAAGAAAATTTGTGCTAATACCATTATTACTAATTCTGTTTCTTGCTGTGTTGTCGTATAGCTTATAATTCAATTATTGATTGCACTGCATAAAGTTCATTTAGCCTAAAATCCGAAACTATAATCTCCGTCACAACAAGCATCTTGTCTATCAAATTAACAATAAAGTGAATTTTTACAGTGAAACCAATATTTAAAACTATAGGAGTGATTGAGATGATCAGGGAGGTTTTAGAAGAACTTTATAATAAAAAAGGAAATTTTATTGAAAAAGAATCAAGACTTATTGCAGAAAAAGCTGCCCCTGAGGTTAAGCCTTTAAGACCAAACAGTGGAAATTTAATGGAATTAATAGGCGAAGAGGATGTTTTTTCTGATAAAATTGGTCCACATCCTGATTTTCAGGACTTAGATGGCAATGAAAAGATTAAACATTATATAGTTAGTGCATTTTGTGATATTAAAGGCTCCACACTTTTAACAAAAAAACTTTCTCTCGAAGAAGTTTGGCTTATTAAAAATGCGGTGCTTTCTTCTATGATCGATATAATTCAAGCCTTTCAAGGTCATGTGCACAGATTGCAAGGAGACGCAATACTTGCTTTTTTCGGAGGAAAAAAATTCAAAAAAAGTGATGCAATAATAAACGCTATAAATGCTTCCGCTTTCTTACAATTCTATATAAACAATATTTTGTCTGAAAAATTTATTAGTAATGACTTGCCTAAAATGAAAATTAGAATAGGATTGGATTTCGGAAATGATAATGAAGTTCAATGGGCTCATTATGGCATACAAAACATTGACGAAATCACCACAACGAGTTTTTCTACAGACATAGCAGCGAGATTAGAATCCAGAGCTAGTTCTAAAAAAATTATGATTGGAGAGAGTATTAACAAATATTTAGATCTCCCTGAAGAATTCCTTAATGTGAAGACAAAAATAGTAGATGGAGAAGAAGTAGATGATAGATATATTATGAATAACGATTATATAACTTATAAAATGTGGGAGTTTGATTGGGAAAGTTATTTGGACTATTTTTCTCTAATCGAAAAACCTCAGAAATCTGATATTAGTTTGAAATGCTTTTACAAAAAGAAATCCGAAAATGATTTTACAAATGAATATAAAAGCAATTGTGGAGCTTTATCGAAAAACCTCAAATTAAAACACGAGGTGGAATTATCTCCGGAATTAGAAAGTATAAATTGTGACGAAATAATTTGGACAGTTAATAACAGAGGAGATGAAGCAGAAGATGAGAATAAAACAAACTTTAAAGTCAACTCTTGTAAAAGAAAAAAATATGCAATTACTACAACCGAATTTACTGGACACCATTATATGAATTGCAAAATCAAAAAAGAAGGTAGATTAAAAGCTGAAAATGATTTTGGTGTTTTTGTGCATTCCGATTAGACTGTTATTGAAAAAATGAACTAATTCGAGTTATATTTATATTAAAATATATAGTTAAAAGAGTTATTTCTACAAATACGATCCAACAATTATCTTAAATTTTTCAAAGTTAAATGATTGATTTCACTGCGAAAAATCATTTTGCTGTTATTATGATAGACAAGATATATGATGTGGCAAAAATCATAATTTCAAATTAATACTACTTTAAATTTTTAACTTGATTAGAAAAATAGAGAATGGATTCATGACAAACAAAAAACTTTTATGAAAGGGGCATTCTCTTGAAAAAATCTGTCTGGATTTTAGGCGCTGGAGCTTCAAAAGGACATAGTAACGAAAATTTCCCATCGATCAACGAATTTTTTCTAAAGGCTAAAAATGAAAATTTTCTTATATCAAACGAAGGGTTTTCAGATTTAAAAAAATATATTAATAAAAATTTTGGTGTTAATATATCTGATGGTGTTAAACTTGATATAGAAAAAGTTATGACTGCAATAAACATAGATATGAGAAGAAATAAAAATTTAAAATTTCAAAATATAAAGAAAAGCTTATTAAGATTAATTAGAAAGGTTTTAAATATTTCAACTAAAGCCAGTCCGGAAAATTGTTCTGAATATCACGATCTCAAAGAGGTACTTAAAAGAAATGATTATAATGATACCGTTATTACATTTAACTGGGATTTACTTTTAGACAATATTTGGGACAGAAAAAAGATATTAAAACAAGTGGAGAATAATAATACTAGTGATATGCCAGATAATTATTATCGTAGATTTATATTAGGAGAATCAGGATATTATTTATCTACTTTCGGTGGGCTTTCTGTTGATCCTCCATACCGAAATTATAATAATAAATCAGGTTCTTATCTAAAATTACATGGTTCAATCGATTGGCTTTACTGTCAAAATGAATCTTGTGTAAGATATTCGACTGTTATTCCTACCCTAGATTATCATGAACCACCATATTATTGTTCTGAATGTCATGAAAAAATGGAGTATCTAATCATTCCACCTGTATTAAACAAAGATTTTAATCATTATCCTTTTATTAGAAAAATGTGGAATAAAGCCGCTAAAGAGATTCAATCTGTTGATGAATTAATTATTTGGGGTTATAGTCTTCCACCAACTGATTTTTACAGCGAATGGTTAATAAGACAAAGTAGAGGTTCTTTAGAAAAATTAATCCTAATAAATCCGGATATTGATTTAAAATCTTTTCGAAAAAAATTCAAAAGCATATTTAAAAATGAAGAAAATGAAGTTGAGTTTGATTACTATAAAGAATTACCAAAATATATAGAAAGTTGATTACAAATTTTGATCAGCTAATATTTATCCTTCAAAAGCCTCATTAACTCCTTATCTTTAAGCAAAACATCGGTAAGATAACAAAGCCCATTAGGATGATCCCAGGGTATATAACCATCGGCTTTATAAACCCCCGGCCCCAGCCCGTGATGGTCCTCCTCTGCCCTATAATCGCATATCTCCGGATATCCCTCATAAGCGGCCGAAGGCGGCCAGTCGATAGGGTGGCTCATCGATAAATTCCACTTAACCCCTTTAACTAACTCGCTGTTCTTCGCCGACATTTTCTGGGCGTGCTGGTAAGCGTGGTTTGTTTCGGTGCGGGCCAATCTAAGGGCATTATACTTAACCGTCGCCCTATCGGTTTTGGCCGGCAGTATATCCGTCCGCCATGTTGGCCCGGGTTTAATTAAATAATCGTCGACAGCCCGGCTTAAATCCGCCGCCGATTTTTCCTCGTTTATACCCTTCTCGATCATACCATCTAAATTTTGGCGCATATTATTTTCGTGTTTCCAGATCCGGTCCGACAATTTTTTCCCGTCCTGCCAGCGGTTATCCCAGATAGTATCCGCGATATCATCCGGTAGACCCTCGCCGTAAGTCGCGCTTAATAGCATGGGGTTGGGATCGGCCAGCGCCTTCCGGAATAAACCGACCACTTCTTTATCTTCCTTATACTTTTCTATTAACTCCCCCATGTGTTTTTTAGCCGCCGCGTCCTGCCCTCTCATACCCAGCCGGGCTGCCTCTTTTATCCCGGAGCGCAAAATTTCTTTCTCCTCCTCGGAGTACCAGCCGCATAATCGGCCGATTTCGTCTTTCAATTCTTTAGCCAGCCGCTTATCAAGCGTGCCGTCGTCTTTAGTCCGATCCGTTATTTCTTCTTTAACTTTACCGGCAAATTTCATAACCGCCCGCTCTAAACGATCCTCCACCTGCTTTTCATGCTGTAAAAATTTCTTTCGGTATAATTTCTGTATCCTTACATACCCCTCCTGGCTCATATTTCTTCACCGATATCCAGGTCGATACCCGCAAGCTCCTCGTCTATCCTATCCCCTTCGCCGTATAAAGCCGCGTCCTGTTCCTCTTCGGCAATTTTTTCTTTCTCGGCCTCGATATCTTCAATACCGCGTTCCTGCATAATACTATCCCGCGATTTCCAGCGCATACGGTTTTCCAGTTCGTGAATTTCAGCGACTTCTTTTTCATCGACGGGCAGGCCGTAGCGTATATGGATAACCGGTATATAATCGCCCGGCTCAAATCCGATATCGACCCCGTCGGTTTCGGCCATATAAAGCGTTTTCTGGGCGCACTTTTCCAGCGCTGATTTGACTAAGTTAGCCTTCTCGTTAATTTTCCCTATAAAAGGCTGGTATATTATTCTTAAAGCCACGCCGCTTGGCGCCGCGCCCATACCGTGATCGCGCGATAACTCTAACTTAGGTACCCGGGAAACAACCGATACGATATCCAAAAGCCTGTCCATACTGTCTAAAAGTCCCTGGAAATTAGAGGGCGCGCTCTCCCACATCGACGGCACTACCCCGTCCATATTAGCCGAAAGAAAATGAACCTTACCCGGCCCGCTTTCGATATTAACCGGATTGCCCTTTTTGTCCAGGGGCGGCCCCCCGCCCAAAACAAACTTCTCCTTATAAGAATCCTTATCCATATTGTAAATTAGATCGGTTATCGACTTATTAAAAGCGTCCTGCAAATCTTTTAAATCCGGCGTTATATCGCTTTCGCTCCAGGGCTTATCATCCTCCTTATTTTTCACCCACTCGACCGGTATAAATCCATAATCGGTCTGCCACTCATCTATTTTCGACCAGCCGGTTATATCGGACGCATTGAGCGGTTTGGAATACTCCCGGACTTCGTTCGGGAATAAAACCTGGGCGAACTGCTCTTTTTCCCCCGTATCCGGATTATCCCTTATATACTTAATCGCGAAGTATTCCATCTCGCTGTATTCTTCGTCAGCCCATTTAGGAAAACAGATATCCGGTCTTAATACTGAAATTTTATAACCGATAATTTCTTCTTCGTTATCATCCAGCACCGGCAGGACTTTGAGGGCAAACTCGCCCTTTTTCCCCTGGATCCTTAAAGCCTTAATATAATTTCTTACCAGAAGATCGCTGTCCCGGAAAACCTCGTATAAAAACTGCTCGACCTCCCCGGCTGAATCCGCCAGTTCCTCATCCGGCGCCTCTACTTCTATCGCCAGCGGCTCCTGGGATAAAAACCCCACGCCGGCGTCCACTACCGCCCGGCAGACATTTCCCGTAAAACCGAACTTCCCCGCCAGCATAGCGCTGATATTTCCGGGTAGTTCAATATCGAGATCACCTTCGTAGTAATCTTCGTTCTCGCTGTACTGCTGCAGGCGCTCATAATTATCCTGATTGTAAATCCACTCAATCAAACTTTTATCGACCGCGTCCGCGGCCTGGCTGTCAAATAGCATTTTACCCCGTCCCTTCTATTGCCGGCACATATAATCTTATGCAAAATTTTGTGTATAATAACCACCGCCCCTGCTTTTAAACATAAGCTCGGATAAGGCCCAGACTAAAGCGTCCAGCCTATCGGGACTTTCATCACCCGGGACCCAACAGGTCATTTGATTTTCTAGTTTTTCAAACTTGCCCGCGTGATACACCTTAGGCGGCTTTTGCTCGTATAAAGCCGCAATCGGCTCCGCCCGGATCGATTTACCCCGACTGGCCCGCACCGATTTATAACTTACCATCGGATCTACCGAACGGATTACATGCTCGACCATATCCCCACCGTTATTAATCTCGGCCACTATCCTGTCCGCCCCCAGTTCGTGATAAAGTTTTACAGCGGCCTTTCCCCAGCCCCCGGGCGAGGCTTTAAGGGATCTATCCTCGAGAATATAACCCTGTCCCTCATGGTCTATTCCGGCGGCTATAATGCCCGCCTCGCTGCTTGTGTCAGAGTTACTGGCCGGCGGATCGACCGCCACCACTATACGGGCAAAGTTACCGGGTTTTTCTGAACGCTGGATCATATTATAATTCCAGAGGGCGTTCTCGATATCTTTACGCGGCTTTTGCTGATAGAGGCTGGCGAATAATCTATCCAGCATTGTTCCTTTTATGTCCATTATCGATTCCTGCGGGTAACGATCGGGCCAGAGTACCTCGCCGATTTCCCGCCCTAAAATATCCTTCTCCTCGGCTATAGCAGGGAAGTTAATTATTTCCCACTTTTTAGCTTCCCGTTCTAAAAGCCGGCCCGCTAAATCGTCCTCGTGCCAGCGGGTCATAATAAGAACAATAGCGCCCCCGGGGGAAAGTCGGGTCCTTAAAACGGTCTGATACCAGTTCCAGACCTTCTCCCGGTAAACTTCGCTGGCGGCTTCCTCCCAGTTTTTCACAGGGTCGTCTATTATAGCCACATCGGCGCCACGTCCTGTTATTGGCCCACCGACCCCGGCCGCGGCCAGACCGCCTCTATAACCTTCAATATTCCACTTTTTCACCGCTTTAGAATCCGACGCTAACTCCTTGCCAAAAATATTTAAACCCTGCTCCCACAAGGTGTTCCGGGCAATCCGTGAGAAATCATAAGCCAGATCCGCCGCGTAAGAAGTCAGGATAATTTCCCGGTCCGGGTGGCGCCCTAAATACCACGCCGGGAATTTTTTAGAGGCCACTTCCGATTTGCCGTGCCGGGGCGGCATAAATATCATTAATTTATCGATCTCGCCCCGCTCTACCGCCTCCAACTTCTCGCACATATATTCCAGGTGATCGGCCGTTTTCCAGACCCCTTTACTTTCAAATTCCAAAAAAGGTTTTAATTTGTCCCGGGCCGCCAGTCGTTTTGTTTCCTGTTTTATTATCTTTCCGCAAATTTTATCTCGTTTATTCGATGTCAATTCCATATTCATCAGCCGCCTTCATTAGCTCCTCATCCGATAGGTTTTTTAATATTTCCGAAATATCACCGCTTATTTTCTGCTCAATCTGTTTAGGAGCCTCTTTAATCCCATTGAGTTCGTACTGCTCCTTACGGCAAAGCACCACGACCTCGCAGGCAATTTTTAGCTGTTTGAGGCGGTTAAAATCCGGCCTATCCCCAAAGAGGTTATTGGCGGTCGCCCGGCGAATATTGATAATAATTTTCTCGCATTCTTCGCGGATTTTGGTTTCCTTATCAACTTCGGAGTCCAAAACCTTTTTTTGTGCCTCTTTTTCCACCTTTTTTCTACTTTCGCCCTTCTCAATTCCCATTTTTTTCGCTTTCCGCAGAGCATATTTCTGGTTAAACCCGTATTCTGCGGCGAGTTCCGCCATACTGTACTGGCCTGTCTTATATTTTTCAAATATCTCCTCCCAGGGATACACAGCCATATTTTAACCCCCCTTTTCTACATTAATTTCTCATCATCCAGCTCTATTTCTACCTCCAGGGTAGAAAAATCATGTCCCACCGCCGGATCCAATTTGTAATAATCGCAACCTTTAAGAATTGGCCACAAATATCATGCAACCGCCCCCTCGTATAGATCCGTATCGACCTGCTCATCGTTGACTTTAATATTTACCTCTTGAAACTGGCTGGCCCGGTAGGCAATATACCTACGAATTATTACATCGCAGTAATGTTCGTCTAATTCCATCATATAGCAGGTTCTATTTAACTGTTCTGCTGCTATTAGTGTTGAACCGCTGCCACCGAATAAATCTAAAACAACCTGCCCTTTATTTGAGGCGTGATTTATAGCTGTCGCAACTAATTCAATTGGTTTCATTGTTGGGTGTTCTTTACTAGATTTTGGTCTTTCTATTTCCCAAACATTAGTTAAATCTCTATCCTTTACAAAGTTAGTGCCATCTTTAACCCAACCAAACCAGATAGGTTCATATTTATTTTGATATTTACCTCTTCCTAAAGTAAATACATCCTTATACCATATTATAGTGGTGCTAGGATGAAACTCTTTATCTAACTCCCGGCCCAAAATCCTTCCATCTTGGTTGGGGGCGTGGCAAACATATAAACATCCATCAGTGAATTTTTTAATATTATTTATGAATCCTTTGCAAAAGTTTTTGAATTCTTCATAACTCATATTGTCATTTTCTATACTACGCATTTTGAATTTTTCGTGTTTAATATTTCCATAATTAACATTATAAGGCGGGTCTGTAAATACCATATTCGCTTTATTCCCGTTCATTAATTTTTCAACTTCATCTTCCTCGGTACTATCCCCGCACATTAATCTATGTCTGCCTAGCTCTATTACATCGCCTTTCTCGGTTATAGCAGGCTCATCTTTATCCACTTCCTCATTAAAGTCATCTTCGACTACTTCCTGCCCGCCACCAAAATCAAATTCTTCAATATCTTCTTCGCTAAACCCAACATCTTCCAGCGGTATATCATCCATCTCAAGTAATTCCAGTTCTTCTGATAACTGCTCCATATTCCATTCGCTCTCGGCCACCTTATTGTCTGCTATGCGTAAGGCCCTTATCTCTGCCTCCGATAGATCATCGCGTTTTATAGCCGGCACTTCCTCCAGCCCTAACTTCTTCGCGGCCTGCACGCGTCCATGTCCTATAATAATTTCATTATCCTCTGCTATAACCACGGGCTGAGTAAAACCATAATGCTTTATACTGCTTGCTATCTTTTCAATCTGTTTCATCGGATGCTCTTTAGGATTGTTTATATATGAAATTAAAGCTTCGATTCTTACGAGCTCTACATCAGAGTGTATTTCAATCATAATTTTAACCCCTTTAATTAAGCGTTTATATTTATTATAATTTTAAAAATAGAAATTAGGTAAAATTTTTGCTAAAATATAAAATGAGATCCTTTTAAATTTGGTTTTTAATGGAGGGAAAATAATGGAAAGATTTAAACACATAATAAACCTTATTAACAATAATCAGAAGGACAATAAAAATGACAATAATACTGATATTTCTAATGAAGAAAAACAAGAGTTTTGGGGGCAATATAAAAAAGAAAATAAAAATTATTTGCTTAAAAATAATGATTCCTTTGATTTTGTAGGTTTCTGGACTCATGAAATATATTCCTCAAATGATTTAAAAAACTTATTTAAAGCTCTTGAAGAATTTGATGAAAACAAAATTTATGATTTTAGGGAGAAAAGTATAGCTGATACGGTTAAATCAAAAATTTATTCACCAAATATTTTTACAAAAAATATAGGAATTATAACTTCCAAACACTCTTATAATTCTCAATTAATTAATATAGATCCACCATCTGAATTTGAATATATTCGAGTAAAGTTATACCATCAACTTGATAGTCTTACTTTTCTTAGTTTTCTATTTGTTTTAAGAAAAAATAAAATGAAATTTCTTGATGATATTTTGAAACAAGATATTAAATCATTATACGAAAACCACTCTTTCGAAAAGTTTAACCCCCCATCAATTATTAAAAAGAAACAAATAGAAAAGGAAAAGGATTTGCTCTATAAAACTGCTACTGACTGGATAAAAGAAAAAGCACCTGGAATATGTTCTAAACAAAATTTACACCACCCCGTCTGCGACTTAATTCTACGTAATCAATCAAACCCCATAAAAAATGAACCCAAATATATGAAAACATTAGGCTTAAACGAAAAATTTAATAGCTGGAATTTTGAAAATACAACAGGATTGTATTTAACACATCCCTATCAAAAATATGAGGATGACAAACGTCGCAAATTAATTTTGGCAGGAAATAAAGAAAAAATTATTGATTCTAACAACAAACTACTCCATGATATAGGTGGAGATATGACAAGTTACAAAATTCCTTTGTTTATTGATGACAAAGTTTCTCGCATACTAATTCCTTGGGTTTTCTTTTATATATCAGAAGTTTTTTTGAAATATTTATACAAAACCAGAGACGAATTAACACAGGTTTCATTTTCCGAATTTCAAGAAGATTATAGTAAAATTAAAAATCTTGAAAATGAATTTTCTTGGATAGAATCAATTGTTCCTCATTTCATAAATGATATCCAAAAAAGTAAGAGTTTTATTAACTACTTAAAACAAAATTTTAAATTTAAGCCTTTATTATTGCACAGGCAAAAGAAAGATTTTTTTTCGTATATACAATCATTACTTAATCAAAATCTAGAATTTATGAGTAAAGAGTACGAAAATATAAGTGCCCGGTATTACTCTAATATTAATCTTTTTTCTGCCTTAAGTAATAAAGAACTTTCTGATGATAATTTATTTATTCAAAAAATTGTTTTAGTTATTACAGCCTTAATGTTGGTAATAAATATTATTATGTTAGCACTAAATTTTGACTAAATTTCCATCTCATTTTAAATATTTTCAAAAATATATTTCATTTATTTTTGAACTTAATTTTTCAGTTATAACTTATTCTACAGGTCTAAATCTTTAATATTTTCATATCTCAAATTACATTCAATTTTTCTTAAAACAATATAACCTTTATATTAAAAATATAGGTAATATGATATAGTAAATTGCTTCAAAACTAATTCGATTAGACATTGTTCCATCAAAATATTTAAGTTCTCATCAATAAATGCAAATCTCATTCTATCATCAAAGTCATTACCGAACTGGCAATCTACCGGCGCAATATCATTTAACATGACCATAAGACCATCCAACAGGAAAAGCTCATCTTCATCTGGCGAAATTCCTTGTTCTTCTATCCGGTATATTGCGGTCGGCACTTCATCAACCAGCTCATTCATAGCTTCTATAAACTCCTCATCCAATCTTGCCATTTCTTCTTCCGGCAATTCCTCCCAAAAATCCATAATTTCTTCCAAAAGATCAGGAATTCTTACAGTTCCCCATGAAAGAGTCTTCCCAGCAGCAAAACGCCTTGATAATTTCATTTTTCTCTCCTCCTATACTTTTATAGGGCAGGTCCTTTTATTGCAGATATTAAGATCATTGCTTTTATTAGTGCAAACCCTATTAATAAAAGAATCCTCTTTTTCCGGGCAATAATATTTTTCCAAAACCCGCCAGTCACAATACTTACTATCCCGCTTTATTATCCAATGTTTCATCGAAAGCACACTCCAGCATATTGATAACTATAATATTGGTTAAACCCCGCGTTTTATCCCAGATAAAACTTTGTACCCGGGGAATGGCCTGGTATCCCTTCTGATAATGCCAGGCGTCCTTCGCGGTAGGAGAGGGAAGTTGCCTCACCACAACGCCCATATCCTCTTTTATCTGCTCGGAGTGAAGATGGCCGCAATGAAACTCGCGGTACTTAGTCCGCCCCCACGCCTCGGGCGCCTCGGACTGCATACAGCCAAATATTCTCCGTTTTTCTTTATCTCCGTGAGTGAACCCGATAAGGTTTTTACCGTATTCTTCATATTTGCGCGCGGTAGGATCGGTATCGATATATACATCGGGGCAATCCTTAAACCAGCCCTCTAAATAATTAACCGCATAAAAACTTATGCTCCAGTCGTGATTGCCCGGCACCAAAAGAATTTTTGCTTCGGCTAACTGCCGCAGTTTATCTATAGATTTAACCAAAAGTTCAATACCCAAAAGGTACATTTTCTGCCAGCGGCTGTCTACATCTTGCGCTGTCCCCCGGGAAGTTTTATTCTCCGGGTTATCGACATGAAAGAAATCGTTGCCGACCGGCAGAATAACGCGCTCTATATTTTGATTTTTAACCCGGCTTATAACCTCGTCGATAATATATTCAAACTTCCTCTCGGCTATTTTCAAATCATAATGCTCTCCCACTTCCGGCGCCCAGGCTAACTTTCCTAAGTGCATATCCACGATAGGCACCTCTAACATAACCGGGCGGCCTTCGCCGCTGTACTCGATCTTTTCCGCTTTATAACCGCGCCTAAAATCTTTAAAATGATCGTCTACCATCTCGGCGGTCTGCCGGAATAAATATTCTTTTTTCTGGTACTTGCGCAGCTCCTTTTTAAAATAATCGACTTCCTTACTGCTTAACTTCTCAAAATACATGCGCTTTTTATCCTCCAAAGTCTGCTCGGCTAATTCATCCGTGCTGTTCTCCGCCACTTCTTCATCGACATAATGAATATTATAATGGGTAAAATTAAAAGCCGATTTCAAAAGTAAAAAATCATCCCGGGTTAAACCGTACTTTTTACAGACCTCCCGGATAGATAAATAATCAGTCCCCAGTTCATCGCAGTAATCATCGCGGATATTTTTATAATCTTCTTTGCTGATTTCCAGCGTCTTGCCGTTATGCTCTAAAAACCACCTATCGCCCATATCGTTTTTAACAATACCGCCGGGGCGCTGCCAAAGACCGTCCTCGTATTCGTAACCGTGTTTTTTTAAGTGATAGGTCACCGCCCGGTGATTAGCCAACCCGAAATCCCGGGCCACCTTATTGGCGGACTTCTCGTTAACCAGTTCGGCCAGATCTTTTATATTGTTTTTAAGCTCCTGCCATTCCATAGGCAACCCCCCCACAATATAAAACGGCCGGGGAGTTAACCCCGACCGCCTTATATTATTAAATATATTATAAGTTCATTATATTTCTAACTTCTCAATTATCGCCTCTTTTTCTAAATGCCCCAGCTTAGATCCGCTTATCTTTCTGATATATTCTCCGTTCTCGTATAAAATTAAAGCCGGCACTTCTTTAATTCCGAAATCGCGAGCCAAAACCAGCGCCTCTAAAACATCGATCCGGTAAACATTTACTATCTCATCGAGTTCCCAGAGGGTTTTTAAAAGTTCCTCGCAGGGCCGACAGCCCTCCAGAAAAAAGTTCAAAACCGCCTGTCCCCCGCCTATCTCGTCTTTATAATTATCCTTAGTTACCTCTATCATTTACCCGCCTCCTATTTTCCCCACTATACACATTATACCACGAAATCCCCTTAAAAATTCTAAGATTTTTCTAAAGTTATCCACAGGCCATAATATTTTTTTAAAAAAGGCCCAGTTCTTTTGCCGTCTTTTTAACAATCTCGTTGCGCCAATTATAAAGCGTTGCCATACTTATCCCCACTTCTATACAGGTTCTCTGCCGGCTTTTCCCCTGCCGGTAAAAGACTTCGTAAAATTTCCTCTTGTCGGGATAGAGCCTGTCGATCACCCGCTGAATAGCGTTTAAAATTCTTTCCGTGCGAATAATAATCTTATTTGTCAGCAAATTCATAGCGGTATCTTCCGTGGCCGAATAGCACTCCTCCGAACTGTTGGCCGAAAACTTCTCCTCCATACGCTGGTTTAACTGCTCTAAGGTAAGATCCATTTTTAACTCCTCCAGTTCTCGCTTATTAAATTCGAAGTCGTATAACTCCCGCTCAATATAGTGTTTGACTTCTTTGCACGGCCCGCTCCCAACCATATAATTAGCCCCCTTTATTTAGTTGACCACCCTCTGGAAATAAGAGCCGGCGCGTATCTCGTAGGTCTCGAAATCAAAACCGTATTTTTTGCGGGCCGTCTTTTTTATATCATCCAGGAGTTCTTCAAAACTTTCGTATTTTTGATAATTCATTCCCTTCCAGGTCCGGAATCTAAAATTATTGGCTGTATTACTGACCTCGCAATCGTCTTGATTAAAACCTAAGTCCACCATATAGGGCTGTCGGCTATGCTCAAATTTAACTCTAAGCTGGTATTCTCTTTCGTATAATCTTTCCAGTAATTTTTCCATTATTGACCCCCCTCTTTTGATTTAAACCAAACTCTATCGCCGCCCAGCTCGTCAGATACAAGCTCCTCGGGCAAGGATCTATCGAGATCGCAGACACTTTCTATCAGCGCACTTACCACAAAAATCAGTCTATCGGCGCCCTCTATAGCTTTTTCTTCCACTTCTCGGTTTATATTACAATCCCGCTCGGCCCTATCGACAAACCGCTCTAATATTATTCCGGCGTCCATTAATTCTTCGATAACATCAACAAGATTATACCGTCTTAAATGGGTATTGCCGTATTCGCGCTGGCCCGTATCATCGCGTTCCGCCCACCACTCGTTTAACTCCGCGAAGGTCAATTTTCCCAATCTCATATAATTTTCCCCTCCCTTACAAGCCTGTAATTATCGACGACCGGTAAACTTTTTTCTCGACCTATCCAGGAGAAGGGTATCTCGCATATCGGGCAGCGATCCGGCCTGTAATCTATTTTTATCCTGCAGATAGGGCATTTATATCTCATTTTGCAGTCCCCCTTAATATTATTTCGGTGCGCGGGTTTTTCTTATCCACTTCCCAGCTTTCCACAAACCCCGTTATCTGGCTCCAGCCGTCGTTTTTGATTACACCGCAGTCGACAAGGGCGTCGAGAATAAATTTTTTCCCCACCGCTATATTATCCGGATCTACCCGCCGGTTTTCTCTGAAATAAACTATTTCTAACTCCACGCTTTCAAATCTCTTTTCATGATCAACACACATAGCCACGAGCCTGCCGTATTCTTTCTTCATGGCGCTGTATTGTCCCCAGTGGATTTTACTTTTTTCTATTATCTCGTTCAGCGTCGGTAGCTCGGCCGGTACCACAAATCTATATTCCATTTTATCGCCTCCTTTTCAAAAGAAAATTTACCGGCCTGTCCAGCAACTTTTCAACAAACTCAAAAAATAATACCGACCATTTTCTGCCGGTTCGCCTTTCGATTTCCTCCCAAACTTCGGGCTGGTTATGCCGTACCCTCTCTTTTATCGTCAGCATTTTTAAGCCCCCTTAACCCTATTTTCACACTCCCCACAGCCGCCCTTGCTGAAAATAATCCTTTCATCGTCCCTAAAACACCAGGGAACCGCCGTGAAAATTCCGTCCGTGCCTGCCCACATTAATTTCTTATACCCGAACTCACCTATAATGCAATTCTGGCTTTCTTTTTTGCACTTATGACACAAATCCCCGGCGTTATCCCGCATTAAATTATTACACCGCTTGCAATAAATATAAGCCATTATCCTTCGTCCTTATAAATCCCGTCAGCGCAGGGTGAATACCCGCAGGCCACGCAGACACAGCAGTTACCATCCGGCCGCATGGGCGCCCCGCATTCGGGGCAGTCATCCCTAAACATCGCGGCTCACCACGCTTATATCAAATATTTTTATTGTTTTTCCGGCTTTATAAGCGATGTCAATCGTCGACTGCGTCCCCCGACTTTTGCCGTCGTGGAAGGCCAAAATTATCTCGGAGGCCGCGACTATTTTTATATTTCGTATCGGCCCGGCCGCCTTGCCGTACTTATTCCACTCGGGCAGAAATTCCTCGAACTCGATACCGTTTTCTACCGCGTATCTCTCGGCCATTTTATCTGTCCCTTTAGCCCCGCCGCTAACTATTTTGTCGATTTTAAACCCGTCCATAACCTCTTTAAACCTGTCATAATCGTTAAAAGATCGGGTGCCTGTTATCCCTACAATATTTTTCTGCCCGTTTTTCAAATCGCTAATATCGGATAACATCACGCCGCCGTCCCTGTCATAATCCACCCGGTCTTTCCACTCCTCGACTTTACCTTCGTTAAACTGACTTACCGGGCTTAAATATCCAACAACCCGAGTGTAAACCTCACATCTTGTTTTTGTCATTTTAACCGCCTGCCTTCCTTATTTTTTTGGAGAGATAGTTAATCTCGCCGTTGATTCCAAAATCGACCCCGCTCTGGAAGTATTGAATCTCGGGGTACCAGACAAATTTAAGCGAACCCACTTTGCCGCCTCTTTGTTTCGCCACTATAATCTCGGCGTCCTTTTGTACCACCGGTTCATCCTCCTCGGACTGCTGAAATTTAAAATACGCCGGCCGGTGAACGAACATAACTACATCGGCTTTTTCCTCAATCTCGCCGGAATCTCTTAAATCTGATTTTTTTGGCCGGTTATTTTGTCGTTTTTGATACTCCCTGGAAATCTGGTGTAATAACAAAACATGGCAGTTTAATTCTTTCGACATATTCCTGAGTTCCCTTACGGCGTCCCCAAAAATTTTCGCTGTGTTTTTATTGCCCCCATCGTCCAGATTAATCTCGGAGAGATAATCGATCACCACAAAACCTAAGCCGTTTTCGAACTTGTTGTGAGCCTGTCTGCATAAAGTTTTAATATTCCGGACTTCAATACCGCGCTGATCGGTGATTAAAAAATCTTTATTATGCACCCAGTTTCGCGCGACCTCTATACTTTCCCGCATATTATCTGGCAGCGGGTTTTTATTATCTTCATTAATCGCGTTATAATCATCCGCGTTGACCTTAGCTTTTTGCACCAAAAGTCTGTCCATTAATTCTTCTTTTGCCATCTCCATCGATACGAAAAAGACCGGGTGATCGGTAGCTGATAAAATATTTCTCACCACATTTAAAGCGAACGCCGTCTTACCCATACTTGTCCCGCCCGCCAAAACTGATAGGTTCTGTCGTTTAAAACCGCCCGCTAAAAATCCATCCAGGTCCTTCATGCCGGTTCTAAGTCTTTCCTGGGTTTTACCTTCCTGTCTTTCGTGAAGATTTTTTAAGCAGGAAATTGCCACTTCTTCCGCGTTATAAATCATCTTCCCCTCGTCCAAAAACTGGTTTGTAACCGCCATTATAGCGTCCTGCACATTCGAATTGCGCTTGTTAACACCGAGATCGTGATCCTGCACATACTTATAAGATTCCTTATAGGTTTTATGCAAAATACGCTGGTTATAATAATTTTTAAGCTCGTCGGCCATTTTCTCTACTTCGCCCGGCATAGCATATACGCTGGAGAGAAGTTCGTCGGCCCGGGCCGGATACTTATCCCGTACGAACATCATAATCTTGCTGCGCGATACTTTACCCTCGCTGTTATAATCCTGGATCGATATATTGTATAGATCCCGGGCAAACCGGTCTGTAAATAATTCTTCGTGCAGACCCTCGGCCATATCGTCAAGCACCGCCGGCCGCTGTATTATCGAGTTCATCAGACCTAATTCCAGTTCTTTGTTTTTCATTTTTAACCGCCTCCTCCCCGGGTTTATTGAATGGCGTCTAATTGTTCCTGCTGATAAGGTGTCATTTTCATCTCATTATTATATTCCTCGATTTCAACCTCTCCATTTTCTTTCATACGCGATTCCAGCTTTTGAATTTGTTTTCTAAACTTCGGGGCCGACAATATATTTTGCTGCCAAAAATTATCTTGCTGACACCAATCTATTAACTTAGAGATTTCTTCCCAGCTATAACCAAAGTCATCCGACTTATTTGCGCCAACAGGACCTAAACGATTTAGCCTATCCATTTCCGCAGACCATTTTTCAAGTTCTTCCGGAGTCGGCTCGGGCAGGGGCTGTTTAACCGGTCCTTCCTCTATTTTATTTCTGAGATAAAGCGCCGCTTTATACGGCCTGGTTTCTTCCCCAAACTTTACCTCACCGTTCGGCTCGTCAGAGTTCGAACAAGAAGTCTTTATTTCCTTCTTGTCATTCTTTACATTCTTTACATTCTTGTTTATATTGTTTCGGTTCTGTTTCGTTCGTTCTACCTTCGTAGTTTTTTCATCGTTCCGGTCGGCGTTGCGTTCGTAGTTTTTCGGGTCTTGATAAAGCCCATAATTTAGGACTTCAACGACCATGCCGTGCGTTGCCTTCGTCGTTTCGATCATCTTCTCGTTCGTCGTTCCGGTCGCCTCACGTTCGCCGCGTTTTCGTAGCCAATCAATAATTCTATATATTTCCGACTTCGAAGGGGTTTCTTTCCTGTATCCGACATACCACGAACACGCCTCCTGTATTTCGGAAATACTCGTGAAAAGCTGTCCCCGTTTTAGGTTTTTATAATTATCATACTGGGCCTGCGATAATAAAAATAACCACACTTTGACATACATCGGAGGCTTATCGAATATTTCACTTTCTATTAGTTTGCGGCTTACTAATATATAACCACCCGGTATTTTGGGTTCGTTGTCCATTGTTCCAACCTCCTTCTTTAAAGGGGCGACCTCCGCCGCCCCACATATTTCAAAAAGCTTTAAAAAGGCGCATCGAGATCCATGTCAGCCAGTTCATCGGCTGCCTTATTTGCGGGAGCCGGGCCGGCGGTTTGTTTGGCGGGCATCTTTTGTTGCGCGGATTGATTTTGCGGCGCGGCGGGTTTATCGTCGGGCCAGTCCAAAAATCTTACCTCGTTCGCCACTACCTCGGGGTTGGTATAAGTCCGGTCCTCGGTTTTTCTTTTGTTTATCTGCAATCTTCCGTCAACCGCCACCAGCCGGCCTTTACCTATATGCTGGGCGCAGGTTTCGGCTAAATTAGACCATACCACTATTTTTATGAAATCGGTTTTTTTCTCGCCGTCTTTATCTTTAAAACCTCTGTCCACCGCCAGCGTAAAGTTAGCAACCGGCGTGCCGTTATTCGTATATCTAAGCTCTACATCACGCGTCAATCTTCCGATTAAAATACTTACACTTAGGACATTTGTCCGCCCTGTTCCGCGGTTAGACGTGGTTGTACGGTGTTGACTGGTTCATCAGGGGGTTAACCCCCTGATGAAAATCTGAAGATCGAATTAACTTTCTTCTTAATCATTGCCATTATCGGGATGATAATGCTCTATAATCTCAATATACTGCTCAATTACTGATTTACCTCGGCCAGTCATATGCTGTATTTGCGCGGGTTCAATACCTCTTCTGACAAGAAATTTCACTCTTTCATAGTCTTTGATGTATCTATCAAC